AATTTTGATTTAAACATTGAAAAAGATGATTACCCATATATTATTTACACATATGCTTTAGAATATACTGATAAGCAAAAAAATGGATTGACTAATTTGTATATGGAAAATGTTAAAAAATTCATTAAAGAATATAATGACTTAAAACCACCAACACCATTGGTTGAAGCTCATTTTACTAACATAGAAAGCAACTCAAATAAAGATGGTGGTAAAAAATATACTGAAATAACATATGGTAAATTAAAAACTGATGACCAAGATACAAATGATGCTTTGGGTGACCAAAGCAACGTTCAAGAAATTAAAGAAAAAATAATTAGTCATGTTGGGGCTAAATACAATTCTATTGAAGATACTACCGTATTGAACATCTTTGATATGACATTATTATATGAAACACTAGCAACAGCTAAACTTTCAGTGGAAGTTAAAGAAAAAGAATCTAAGAAAAAATTAGCCAAAGCGTTTGAAAATGAAGTTAGAGATATATTAGGTTTTGACCCAACAGCTAGAACAATTATCGAATGTTTCACAGCGGCAATTGAAGTTTTTGTTGAAACAATTTATCAAGTATCTTCAGATGCTAGTGCAAGTTCTATAAGGACTGATGAGTTAGCTCAAAAATTCACAGTAGATGATAGTAAAGTTACCGATATGAAAAATGTTTATATCGAGAATAAACAATTTTTTCCATGGCCAGATTATAGAGAAAAAGATGAAACAAAAAATTCATATATTGATAAATATTTAGGTGCTGCTGGTGTATTGAAAACACCAGATAATGTAGATGAATTAAGATTCATTGATGATTTATTAAAAGCATTTAGATTATCTAAAAAAGCAGATGATGCTGCTACTGAAGAACAATTAATAAATGACACAACTTGGACATCTGTGAACCCAATTGATACGATAATTTTCCAAGAATTAGAACCATATAACAGATTAGCTGGGGCAAAAGATACTGAAATATTATCACTAGAAGATATCGTTAGACTTATGGTAATAAGAGGTATGATATTTTTAGGTTATTCAAATGATTTATCAGTTGTTACAAATGAAGAAATATTAGCAATGGCATCTGCTGAAGTTGATAATATGTTAAGAGGTATTACTGATGAGACTTTAAGACAGTCTATGACACAATTAACATTACAATATATTACAGATATAACTGGTAAACAGAGAGGTTCTATTAGAAAAGTTGTTGTTTCAAAAAATGAGGATTTTCTGTATGATTATCTTTATAGCCAAGAAAAAGACACAGATTCTGGTACAATTTCACCTCGTTTTTTACCAACAAATTTTGGTTTTCACGATGTAAAATGGACTGAAACTAACGTTCCATCAGAGTTTGATAACGAATATAGAGCACGTAGAGATAATGATGGTTGGTTATTTTTAACAAACTATGCTGATGGTATTCCTTATGCAAACTCAGATTATAAAATTGATACTGGTGGTATAGATGTTAAAATTTTAACTGAGTTACCAAAACCAATATCAATTGGGTTTACACCAGAAGGTGTAAAAGCAGAAACTGAGATGATTTTAGCTAACCTAATTGGTGACCCAGACGCTCCAGATTCAGCTCTAACATTAAAAGATGCTGGTTACAATTGTTTTAACCAGAAATATGGTATTCAAGAATTTGAAACAATGGATTGGGGTGATGATAGTATAAAAGGGTTACCCCTTATGTATGTTTTTTATAGAGATTGCGATACTGGTTTAGCTTTAACTAGAAAAGCAACGGGTGAAGCTTTTAAAAGTAAATTTTCAACAGTATCTAAATATTTTTATAAAGATAAAACAATAGTTACTTATCCTTTAAATAAACCAGCAGCTTTTGCTTCAACAATTGAATATGATGGAGAAAGTTATTTTGGTTTAGACAATGCACCTATGCACTATAATTTAGGTAAAAATAGAAATTTATTTTATGGGTTACTAAACGGTGCAAGAGCTAATATTACATATCCATATATTGAATTGAAATTTGGTTCACCAGATACTAATTGGACACTTTTTGCTAAAGAAGATATTAGACAACCTTATACAGATTATAGTTTTAGTTTGTTTGGTAGTGAATTTTATTATAACCAAAGTTACGCTACAATCACAACCAAAAATGGTACTAAAGTATCATGTGCTGAATATAGTAAAGCGTTTCTTTTTTTACAAACAATACCTTTTAATACACCTCAGATAACTAGTACACCAGGAGGTAACCCTTTTGGTAAAAATGAAATAAAACATTTATTTGATGTGAAAGCTGGTATAATACACGCACCTAAATTATGGTGTGCTTATATTGGTAGTATGTTATGGAGAATGGATGAAAGTGACCCAGAATTAAATGATAATAATGAAATTATTGGTGGTGGTGTTGGAAAGTATGAAGCTGGTGCTGGATATAGAAAAGGTGACCCAATTGTTTGGTATGTAGATTATTCTACTGGTAAAGTAAATAATTGGAGTGTTGCTACAAATTTTTTTGTTGGTGAATTGTTATTTGATATACCAGTTAAAGATGAATATTTTCCTACTTTTTTGGATTACACAAAAGGTGGTGGTCAAGGTTTAATGAAATTTGCAGATTACCCTATTTATCCAAATATTGGTGATTTAGATACACTTAAAACATTACCACCAAAAGTTAAAAGCGAATTTAAAAAAATGTTTTTTAATTTTGTTAATGATGAAGGTAATAAAAATTGGAGAGGTTTAGCTAAAAAATTAGAAATATTTGATACGAGTTCTAGAACTTCTGGAAAAGGGTTTAGTGATTATTTACATTCTGTTTTAGATAAAGCAACAAATACTAGTGAAACTAGTTTTTTATCAGTAAACCAAATAATTGAATATACATCATCAACTAATGCGAATCATAAAACAAATGTAGAAAATATCAAAAATTATTACGATGTTATCATTCCAATATGTCAACAAAAAGGTATCTTTTATAATAATATTAATGATTTTTATATCCATTTACAATTAAAAGATGGAACAAGTGTTATTAATTCATTAATTGATGCAATGACTGAAGAAGCTTTTATCATTAATAATAATTATAAAATTTGGACTGCTGGTTTATTTAATTCTCAATGGGCTGATGTTAAAGTGTCAAAAGAAAAATTTAATCTTTATTTTGATACTATTAGAAAAAAATTAGAAAAAGATGCTGATAAATATGATATATCAAAGAAAAATGAAAATATAGATAAAGAAATATTTGGTACAACAAATAAAGATGTTATTCGTCTTCAATTATACAGACATTGTAAAAATATTTATGACAAATGGCTGGGTGGTTCTAAAGATATAGACCATTTAATATTTCAGTGTGGTAATGGTACTAGAAGTACTGTTGATGACGCTTTGGCTAAAAAAAATCAAAATTCTAAAACTAGAATGATTGATAGTTTTAGATTTGTTACTAGAAATTTTAGAGATATTGGTACTGAACTATATATAAACCCATCAAATTTGAATGAATATTTAATTGATAACCCAAATAGTTCATCATATGATGCAATTTCATCTATTTTAGGGGCGAACCATTTTAATTTCCAAGCGTTGCCTAATTTTGTTAACTTCCACGATGACACAATTTTAGAATCAATTTTTAAACCATACAACTATAATGACAAGGATATTCCACCTAATAGTTGTGGACCAGCTTTTGTTTGTGTGTATGATGGTCAAACATCAAAACATTTAGAACTTACAGAAAAAGATGGTGATTATCCTAATGATGGTTTTGATTTAAGATGCATGAAAGACAAAAATGGTGAAAATACTACTCTAGATGTTTCAGTACCAACAGATTTTACAACTGATTTGAATAGTATTGATGAAGTTGATGAAAGTGGTGTTGCAACGACTGGTTTTTATGAAGAACCAGTTAGTACTTTTCTTGTAAGATATAGTCAAC